CTTCTAGCGCCATGAAGTTTGACACGATTAGGTTTGTAAGCTGAACGGCCTCACCTGGCGTAGCTGTGCTTTTACCAATATCATCATTGATAGCGATACCAGCGCGGAACAGTTCATCTTCGTTCAAGACAAAACCATCATGGTTATTTGCCCAATCGTACTTGGCAATTTCATTGGGTGAACGTGAGTTATAAGCTACACGGCCATTACCGGACCAATACTGGCCGTTGGCGTCGTTCGATTTGAATACGTTGAAGGTATAGCCATCAACACCACCGACTAAATCTTTAGCTTTAGGCAATAGCGCATCAAGCAATGGGCGCTCTACGTTGATCTGATCAATCGGTTTGTTCTTACCGTATGCTGTGATGGCAACCTTGCCGATCTTAGCAATTTCTGCTGCATTTAATGCCATGATAATTCTCCAAAAATTAGAATAAAATTTCTTACACTTAATGGTTGGATGAATACCAATACAATCCTTGCAGCTGGCGAATGCTGCGTTCAGCCGGGTGCTGCCTTGCTACTTACTCAAAACCCATCGCTTGCAAAACTGCTTGCTCTGGTGAGCTTGGTGCTGATTTACCTGACATATGGCCGTTGCCACGTAAGGGAAGCGCGCCACTGCTCTTTACTGCAGATTGCACTAATGCTTTCTTCAGCGTCTTGTATTGCATATCGATCAATTGCGGCCACTGTGAAGGTGGATAACCCTTGCCGATCTCGGCCATCATTGGCTGTAGGTGCGGAAGAATTGCCGCATAATCAGGATCAGATTTCTGCCAATTGTTTTGCAGGCTTGATACTTGGTTGACCGCAGAATCAATTACTGCCTGCTGCTGATTTTGTGTTAACTGGTTTTGTTCGCGAACATTGTTATCACGCGATGCGCGCATCTGTACCGATCTGCTTCTTGCTAGTTCAAGCGCAACCTCTTCATCAAGATCAAGGTTATCGACCTTGGTGCGTAAGTCAGGGAAGTCATCAAGGGCATTTGATTCAATCGATACCCGTTTGCCATGTAGTAATTCAAACTGCTTTACCTGTGTCGCTACTATCTGCTTGAATTGTTCTGCATCGCCGCTGGCAAGTACATGGCGGTAAGCTGAGAACTCAATCAGGTCATTCGCTGCTGTTTCATCTGAAAAGCCAAGGCTTCTAAGTGATTCTATCGACCCTTTATAGCGCTCATTTTCAGCAGACAATTCTTCGGAACGTAGCTTCTCGGCCTTAAAGCCTTCCGTGATCTTTTGGAAGCGCTCATTTGTTGCGGTGTTCTTGCTGTTTAGTGGCTCAAGATCAGCATCAGTAATGCTTTCTTTGTCAGTGTTCGCCTCGATAGCTGCAGCTTTATCCTGCTCGCTCTCTTGGGTATCCTTGGCTTCTGATTCTGCATTATCTTCATTAGATTCATTGCTAGTCTCCGATTCATCGTCATTTGATTCATCATCAAGGTCTAACGCCTCTAATACAGCGCTTTCGGGAGTTTGTTCATCATCTAAATCGTCGTCATCTTCTTCTTCATTGGCTGCATCTTCGGCAATGGCAAAGCACGTAACAAAAGCAAGCAATCTTAAAAACCAAAACATCTTCATCAGTCGGCACCTTAATATTTACACGTGCTGATAATTTACATTACCGTTTAATTTTCCATGCGATCGATCAACAAAAAGCCCCCAAACGGAGGCTTTTCATTACTTCAGCTAAAGTGACCAGGTATTATCCAAATGGGTTGGTGATATTGGCGGCTGCCTCAAACTCTTTAATGCCAACTTCTTTGTCTTTAATATCGACTTCACGGTTTTTAACGTCAATTTCTTGCTGCTTAAACTCGGCGCCCTGCTTTAGCGTGTCATTCTCAGCTTGCAGTTGACCTAATTGCTCCTGCATTTGCTGCATAGCTTGCTGTATCTCAGGCGGAATCTGCGGCTGATCTTCTTGCCGGTCCTCTCCGCCTTCTTCGTCGCTATCAATGCCTAGCAATGTTTTAGCGTCCATCTTCTCGTCAAAGCGTTTCAGCGTTTCATCTAGCAAATTGATTGTGACTTCTTCAAGCTCCTTGTTTCCGCCTTGCTTAGCCTGGGTGATGACTTCAATTGCCTTTTGAATCTCAGGCAATATTTGAATCCACTGATCACGTTCGCGCATTTTGTTCGGCTTTGATGTTGATCCAGCACGAATGCCAATATTGACCATGCCGAACATTTCTTTTTTGGTTAGCTCCGGCCACACTGATTCTCTACCAAACCGGTTTATGATAATTTCAGCAGAAACATTCTGTAAAAGAAGCTGTGCGGCATAACTGGCAATGTCAGATAGCCAGTCCTCGATAACATCAAGTGATTCACCTGTGCGGCCTTGTTGCCCGGCGCTGGCGATCTCGGCTTCAGTTGCAGTCTTGGCTACACGAATAGCGCCACTGGCAGCATCCTGTGTATTCCCGACCTTTTCCAAGTCAAACAGAATGTCGCTGGTGTCATACATTTGCTGGTTGTATGGTATTTCAGGCAGGCTTGCCAGCTGACTTTGCAGCAGTTCATTAACGTCAGATGTAACGCCGATTATGTCGGTATTAATCGTGCGGTTATTGATTGCTGTAAGTTCAGCATCGCTGATGCCGGCAGCCTTATTGAATATGCGCACCGGTACATTCTTTTTGCGATGACCGGCAGCATTAGTTCTGCGAGTGTTGTATTCATCAGCCAATTCGATAAGCTGCTCAACCATGGACCTCGGATATTTCTTGCCATCAACCCGGCGAAGCTGCAAGCCAAAGAACGGATACCACTGTTCGCCAAGCGATTCAGGCTGATAAGGTGGCCTGATATACTGTTTGACGCCTTCGCATAGCGTGTAGACCGTTAAATCCTTCAGGCTCCATACTTCGTAGATACAGATCAGCTTGTCATCTTCATCTACTGTGCTGGCGCTTTCAGATTCTTTGTTGTCAACATAGCTCTTTGCTGATTTCGGCGGCGCTTTGCCGAACTGCTGCTTAAATGCACCAACCGTCATTTTGATTTTATGAGCAATCTCAGTTGCCTGGATAAACTCGTCAATATCACGGCATGAAGCATCGAGAATAATCAAATCTTCCGGCGCCAGGTTGTCAATGACCACGCCTTCAGATACAACAACCTCAACCTGCGCATGCAATGCTTCTACCTGCTGGTTAAGCTCAAACATCTTAGCTTCAAACTCACCGCACTCGCCGCCAGCTTCTTTGGTTTCTTCAACCAATAGCTTAATGCGCTCAACATTATCCTGCGTGTCATTAATGCGATTGCGGATGATAGGATCGTCTTTCTTTTCTTTCTGATAGACAACCTTCACAAATCCTACCGTTGCAGTCAATGCAGACCTAACGGCCGTCTTACCGCGTTTTTTAAGCTTGCCATCCTTTACCAAGAACACATTTAATGCATTTTCAATGGTCAAGGCGAACTTGCCAAGCATTGGGTAATCTTCTGTATTGATACGATCATCAACGATAACGCTGATCTCAGGCGCTTTGGCGTAAATAGACGGCTGGATAGTTTCAAGCATAGAGCCGATAAGGTTGACGCGAACAAGGCCTTCATCGCCGTCGCCCTCAGTATCGCCGTCTGCATATTCACGCGCACGCTTCCAGCCTGCAGAGCGTTCGATCAAATCTTCTTCAAAAGACTTGATCCGCTTTAGTAGGCGCTCGGCGTGCTTCTTCTCTTTTTCGTCAACAGAGCTTTCGCCCTGTTTCACGTCATCAAAACTATCTAGCATATTACTTAGTCAATATCTGATAAGAATGAAGCTTGAATGCCACCTGATGTAAATGCTGTAACATTTAAGCGTACATACTGCGCTAGCGTTACTGTTTGCACGTTTACGCCGCCAGCGGTAACTGCAGTAGCGCCAGGAGCCGTACCCCAGGTTACGCCGTCTTGCGATGTTTGAACGATGGCTGAGCCAAAGAATGAACCGCCTGGTGCGCCGATAATTACACCGACTTGCATACCAGGCAAGAAGCCTGATTCTGTAGTGCTGATTGTTGCGCCTGCTACTACCGATGCTAATACTGCTGATTGTTTAAATTTCATTTGTAATCTCCAAAATAGTTTTTGATGCCGCTGATTGAAGATTAGTCTATGAATTTGTTTTCCATGCGATACGCATTAGGCTCGGTATTTTGATACCTTCTTTAATTCTTTATTGCTTGAATATACCCATTCTCTTGTGCCAACCTCGATAGGCTTCTTGCGCTTGACTACTGGTCTAATGAATGGGCGGCTCATGCACGCATAACGCCAATCATCTGCTGCGTGATCCTCCATATCGCTGTCCAAGTCCTCGATGTTGTGATCGTGGTGCTGTAGTAGCGGTATTGTACGAATAGAATCAATGCAGGTATTAAACACGTAGATCATTGGCTCGCCATCTATACCAACAAAGCGCTGCCGCATCTGATCCCATCCATTGATACGTGAGTTATCAGCCTTCTTAAACTTTATCGGTATATCCATTTTTGCCATGCGGTCTGCTTGGCTAGGACCGCCATCCACTTTCCAGCAAGACGGATCAGCTACGCCATAGGCTAAAACTTCACCGGCCTCGCGCTTGGCAATACCCTCACCCACCTGCTCGGCTGTTAGTTTTAATCCGACGTTCGGCTCTTTAGCGCCATACCATTCACGATAGCGAATAAGCGCGTTCTTTGGTATGTGTAAGCTGCCGTCACTGATTGCCCACCAGCCAACGCTAAACGGTTTTGCTGATCCCCAGTCGAATGATCTGAACTTCGTCCACTCTTTAGGAATTACAAAAGGTTTAATCACATGGCTTGCTGAATCCCAGCAATCGAAGAAAGCCCCGGCTACTACGTCCCAGTTACCATCAAGCCAAGCTTTAACCAACTCGTTTGACCCTGCTGATTTTAGCAGTGCGATATATTGCGTGTTATCGCGCAGGTATTGGTTGTCGCTGATCTTGGACGGAATGAACACGCGAGTTAGGCCGTTTTCATCTGTGAACGGGTGATATGGTGGCGCTACATCGATGAACCTTGCCTTAACCCAGATATGACCCTTTCCTCCCGGGTTGCCTGAAGCCCTGATCCTGCCGTGAATGCCGCTTGCACTTCTTAGGCATGCTTTCAGTTTATTGTAGGCATAGGGTGTTGCATGGTTTGTAAGTTCATCGAACCCGATCCATGTATATTGATGGCCCTGGTAGTTGTCAGCATCCTTTTCGTTCTCAAGATAGCGCATCTTGAGCGTTGCGCCGTCTTTAAAGTACCAGCAATTAGCAAATGGGTAATCAACGCTTTTGGTCGCCTTGTACACCGCGCCAAGTATCGGGAACATTTCCATTGCGCGCATCTGCAATTCTTCAAGCTCAGGGTAAGTCTTGCGAAAAATAATACCGCGCCAGGCTGACCCAATGCTTATGTCCTGCAAGTAGTCACCTAAAAGGTAGTCAGACTTCCCCCCGCCGCGCGCACCACCAAAGAATAGTTCATCTATGAATGCTGCGGTGATTGCGCTGCTTTGTGGTCCTGGTTGCGGCTCCCATGCAGATTTTACTGCTGCGCTGATTACGCTCATTTAGGTAGAGCAAGGCCGTGAGATAGCAGCCATTCTTCCTTACTGAGTTTTGGTGCTTCTTGCAGTGTGCTTACAATGGCGCCGGTAATATTCAGGTCTTGTTTCTCAACATATAGGCCACTTGCCTTACCTCTTGCTACTTCCGCGGTAATTGCTGCTTGCCACTTCTCGCTTGCATCTGCCTTATCACGCAATTCAGCTAATTTTTCTAAATGGCTTTTGAGTGTGATCTGAACTAACTCTATAACAGGTTTTCTTAGCTCCGCAACCCTACCCTTAATGTCCCCTCTGTTAAAAAATTCGTTAGCTCGCTTGTTTATCGTGGCTTCTTTCATGTTGGTAGCATTGAATGCTCGCCTGTATGCTTCTGACTTGTTGCCCACTTCAACATAAGCTAGGCAAGCATTTTCTTGTTTGATTGTTAGTGATTTCCCATCGATCATAACTGCACGCAATCTTCATCAGCATTATCTACAACCATGTGCATGCCCATTACTTTCATGTGCTGAACTCTTTTAAATAAGAAAACTTTGTTATGCCCGTCAAT